GAGCCTTGGAAGCCTTCGGCTTCGCTGGAGTCGCTGGAGCAAGACCAAGGAACTTGGCAATCGCAGGGATGGGTTTCTTATTTTTCGTCACACGATTCTCGTGACGACGTTGGATTTCTGCGAGAGCAACTTCGTTGCCAGCCGTTGCCAACACGATTAACTCTGCTGATTTCAAAGAATTTAAATTTTCCATGGGTAGAACTCCAAAAGTATTTCAATGACCGAAGCGATTGCTGCGGTTCACTGAGCAGTCTCCTTGTCGAGCGCGTGTACATGTGTATGTGCGTTAAAACAAGGGAGGACGAAGAAAATTGGCTTTCGGGACATCATGTATGCGTGATACGGGCGATTAATCCATTGTTTTGGAGCGCAATAACCCCTTTCGGGAGCGCAATAACCCCATAAAAACACGCATTAAATATCTGGGAACGACCTTAGTCAGGTCGGGAGACGCAGTAACCATGGGGGTTCCAGAGCGATTGTGCCAATTATGTTCCAGAATCGAGGCCAAATGAGTCTGATTTGCGCGAACACGCATTATGTATGTGCGCGAGAGAGGGGGGCGTACACCCCCTTTCCCCGATTGGTTTTCCAGCGAATTTGACTCCCTACGATATATATAACAGCGGCAAATTCTGGAAACTTTGTCTCCATATCAAGACAACTTAAAACGGAAACACAAGGAATACCTATTATGGATAGCGAAAGTAAACGACCAACCAGACCTGTGAATGGTTACTCAGATGAATCAGAACAAAAACCCCTTGAGTACACTGAGCATCAGGCTGAACCAAAGAAATCCATCAATAAAGATGGAACCCCAAGAAAGACTTACACAAAGAAGGGAGATCTGCCTAGCTACAAAAGAAAAGGTGTATCTTATGGAAGCTCTAAACCGACCTCTGCAATGAAGGTCAACTCTGTATCCCATGACAAGCGAATGCTGGACGAAGCCCATCGATCTCCCCTCCATAAGACATCTAATAGCAAGACCACCAAGTACACCCTAGTACCAGCAGACTATAAGCCAACCATCCTAGAGATACCTGCTCACTTAGCTCAACAAGAAGAGCCAGAAGAAGTTCCGATCCTACCAACACCTGTTGATCCAACGTGCTACAAAGTAGAGTTCCCAGAATCCATGAAAGCAGAACAGACGGCCCAAGAACAAGCAGCACACGACTACTACCTCACCAATACAGCAGCAACCAGAGAGGCAGCTCGACACTCAGAAGCCAAACGCACCGAGGAAGCCCTCACAGTAATGAATGCTCCCATCAACCACCTACAACCCAACGACATTGCAGTCATGAGATCCCAAGTATTCGCCACAGTCGCCACCCAAACGCAGAAGGTAGTCGGAGTCCTCAATGGAACAGAGCAATGGAACCCACAGCAAGTCAGACTCTACGGAATGCTACTCAATAAAGTCCTACCCGATCTCCACCACTCATACAGCGAAGTGGCAATCCAAGACTCAGACGTAAACAAGCTAACCCGAAAGGAACTCGAAGACATCATCGCCTCATCTGCCAACACAACAGCAGCACAGGACATTGTAGAAGAAGATTACCGACCATCATTCAACCACCTCCCAGATCCCGATCCCTCTGGCCCATTAATCATCACCAAAACAATAGAGGAATAACCCATGGTCTCAAAGGTAGAAGCAGCTCAACGTCTCCTTACTCTACAAGAAGCAGGAGAGTCCTTCGGTGCATTCTGCCGACTTCACCACCCCAAGTGGACAGTACCTATGTTCCACCACAAGCTAATCGAAGCCCTAGATCGACTAGAGAAAGGCCACCTACTCTCAGACTTCAACGATGAGTGGGCAGTCATAGAGCACAACCACAAGAACAAGAAATCACCCAAGCTACAAAAGACTTACACCAGACCATTAGAAACCCATACGCTTCACAACGTCATGATCAACATGCCACCGCGTCACTCCAAGTCAAGTTACGCCACACAGTTATTCCCTAGCTATTACCTAGCCAGAAACCCCACGCGATTCTCCATGACTGCATCCTACAACAGCCAGCTCGCCACAGACTTTGGTCGCCAACAACGCCTATACCTACAGCACGAAGAAACCGAGATGGTCTTTCCAGACTTTGCCCTAGCCAAAGACTCCCGTGCTCAAGATGTATTCCGAACCACAGAAGGAGGAGCTGCCTTCAACATCGGTATGGGAGCAACCACATCAGGACGGCCTGCAACACTCCTATCAATAGACGATCCGATCAAGTCCAGAAAGGAAGCAGACTCCGCAACCCAACGCCAGAAAGCATGGGACTACTATACCTCCGCACTCACTACTCGACTCCAGCCAGAAACAAACGGAGAGTCACCCATCCAGATCGTCTGCTACACACGCTGGCATCCAGATGACCTCGGCTCCCGAATCATGCAAACAGAAGATTGGGCAGAAGGCCGATGGCTGCACATCGTATTCCCTGCGATCATCCAAACAGAGTCAGAGACTTCACGACCAGTAAGCGAGCTTCCGCGCAGCGACTCAAGATACATACCCAGCTCCAAGATACCTCAAGTCGATGAGCACCTTCGTGTATACAAGCCCATAGTAGAATCAGCCCTCTGGCCTGCTCGTTTCCCCATAGACGAACTCAAGCGCAAACAGCGTATGAACCCACGCGATTTCGCAGCCCTATACCTACAGAACCCAAGGATAGAGGGTGGTAACTTAATCAAACAGAACTGGTGGCGACTATATAACCCTGACAATGTAAAAACAGAAGACTTTGCCCAGATCATTATCTCTATCGACACGGCATTCAAGAAGACACAGACCTCCGATTACACAGTGGCAATCACTATGGGCATCACTAGGAATGGTGACATCTATATCATTGACATCATAAAGGGCCGATGGGACTTCCCAGAACTCAAGCAGCAATCAATCTCCCTCAATAACAAGTGGCGAGGCAGGGGGCTTCGTGCTCTCTATATAGAAGACAAAGCCAGTGGGCAATCGCTCATACAAGAACTCAGACGCGAGTCAGGTATCTCAGTCATTGCTCACAAAGTAGTCAACGATAAAGTATCTCGCGTACACGCGATCACCCCACTCATAGAGTCAGGACGAGTTTACTTACCCAAGGGTGCGCCATGGTTTGATGACTTCATTGAAGAGACTCTCGCATTCCCCAGTGGAACCCATGATGACCAAGTAGATGCGATGAGTATGGGACTCGACATCCTATCCAGAACAACCATCAACCCAGACCAAGCCTTCGGTATGCTCTCAGGCCACGGGTCGCTAAATAGCAATAATGCATACAACCAAAACTCTGATGGATTATCCAGTACAGGCAATAGGCCAGCCAACAGCAATAGCAGAGTGACCGCCACAAGCTCGCTACCCTCTTGGTATGGATGGGGAGAGTAAAGACAGGACGACCCACGACTACCCATCGCCCAAAATCACCAGAGCAACACAAATAGCAAAGGTGACTTATGGGGTGGGGCGGCACGAACTTAACCAGTAGCATTAAAACAATATCTCAGAACCAAGGTGCAGAGCTGACCGATGAAGAGATTGCTGCAATGTCACCCTCTGAGCGCAATGCATACCTGACAAAGACCAGTAAGGCTGCTAATAGCAGGCTTTCCGCATCACCAGCGTCCTCAAGCAAGGGTCACGCACGATTTAACACACAAGGCTAACCGCAGACATGAGCAGCTATTACAAAACAGGCACTGCCGATTCAAGTGAAGTCATTATTGATCTATCACAGCACATGGATGCACTCATGTCCTATGACGATATTTCTGACCTCCTGACGGAGGATGATGAAAAGAAGATTTGCGCCTACGTCCAAGCAATGGGAAGGATGGCACACGACAAAGTGTCCCAGCGTTACCCTCAGTGGAAGCGTGCTGATGAAGCTCACGACATCTATGTACCACCTGATGCCACCAAGTTCCGCGAGAAGGCAGTAATAGCAGACACAAGAGCAATAGCCGACACTGTACTCACTTACCTTATGTCAGCTCTGGCTGGACGGAACCCCATGTTCCAGCTTGAAGGACTTGACCGAGAATCCAGACAGTCTTCCGCTATCCTAGAACGATTGATGCACCAGCACATGCGAAGGACAGCAGGAGAAGCAGGGATTGCCCAGCACTTATTGGACAGTATCCGCTATGGTTACGCCCCCACTAAAGTAATCTGGAACCCCAACACAAACACCAACGACATCATCAACTACAATCCAAGACGCACCTTCCACGACCCTCGTGTGAACTGGGGTGATTGGGATCAAATGCAGTTTGTGATCTTCGTTGACTACAAATCAACCAACCAGCTATTGTCCACCAACCAATATAAGAAGCTACACGACTACCCAGCTCTTCGTAGCTCCTCTATCGGCACAAAGTCTGGCTGGGAGATACACCAAGACCACCATCAGTCTGCCCAAGGCATGTCAGTTCGGCCCAATGATGTGCAAGGAGAGAATGGTTACTCCCTTGCTGGAGCCAGAACGACTGATGAAGTGTGGGTTCGCCTCAATGGTTTCGAGGTTGGCCTCCCACAGCTCAATCAAATATGGATGGTAATGACCATCCTCGATGAGAACGTAGTCATTCGATGCCAGTTATCCCCATACGGGCAGCAGTTCCCTGCTGTATTTGGTGGACTACATAACGATAAGCACAAGACTTACTCTCAATCCCTCTACGATCTTATGCTTCCTCTCCACGATATAGGTTCGTGGCTGCTCCGCAGCAGGATAGATAACGTACAGGCAACTCTAAACAATCTAATCTTCGCTGATCCAACCCAAGTGAACATTAGTGACCTCATAGATCGTAATCCGTGGGGATTAGTTCGCACACTCCCTGGAGTTAAGCCCTCCGATGGCATCCATATCGCCTCCGTACCCGATGTCACCTCCTCACATTGGAACGATATGGCAGGAATCTCCGAGATGAAACAGCGTCTCTCCGCAGCCAGTGATGCCCAACAAGGTCTTCCAACCAGTGATGGCATCCGTAGTGCAACAGAGATACAACGCCTGACCCAGCTTGGCTCCCAGCGACTTGGAGTTCTCGCCAGAGTAATGTCTGCCACAAGTATTCGCCCCATGGCTCGCATGATGATAGGTAATCTCCAAGATGCTTTGGAGTTAAACGGCAGTCTCCGAGTAGACTCCACGGATCAATCCACTCTCATCTCCCAGCAAGTTAAAGATGGATACATTGATTTCACCTCCAAGGACATCCAAGGAAACATAGACTACTTAGTAGTAGATGGAACTCTCCCCGTTGAGCCTACCCGATCCCCAGAAACTTGGATGAACATGATCCAAGTCATGACAAACACGGGACTCAACATGGAATACAAGATGCCCAAGATCGCTGAAGAGGCAATCCGCTCCATGGGAATCTCTGACCTAGAACAATTTAAGATCTCTGAAGAAGAGCGTAACCAAGGCCCGACTCCATCACAGCAGATGGCTCTCATGGAAAAGGCAAGGGGTGCGTCCGTGCAGCCAGAAGAGCAGGTCATGTCTGAAGTTCAAAAAGGGAACTTAATCCCTATGTCTCAGAAGCAACAAGGCTAACCAAGGACGACCTAAAAGACCCTAGCCGTAAAAATACACAAAACATTGAGGGCTTCCCATGATAACTAAGACATCGCTACTGGCTAGAACAGTACCGCCACAGGTAAGAGATTACATCAACTCTTGCATGGAAGAGCTGGCAGAGACTAATCGCAAGAACCTTCTCTCTATCCAGCAAACTAATGAAGCCAATCAGAACGAGCTACTGAAAGAGATTTCAGATGTTCGGGGTAAGTTGAGCACAGTGAACAAATTAATTGACACTGATCCAACCCATCGAATCACAAAGATGAAGTTAATTGAAGTCGCATCGGAGTTAGGTTTATGAGCATTACTCGTCCCACAGGCGAACAGCTTACATTCAAATCTGCCAAGACAGGTGATCATGTACTAGACACCTATTTGGAATCAGTGGAGCGTGGAACAAAGACACTCTCCGATCTAATGGATGAGATTGTAGACTCTAGTGGCAACCTAAAAACAAGCGTCTTCCAGTTCCGCGAAACCCCAATCGCAGATGGTGTACGATCAGGCATACTCCAAGCCAGAGCAGGAACTTATCTAGACGCTAACGCTGGCTGGGCAAACATATCCTCCTCAAACTTTGCCACCTTTGTTACCGATTGCCAGACCGCTCTTAGTTCAGCCACCACCCAAGCCAATCTAGCAACCTCCAATGGAGCAGCGCAGGTCGCTCTTGCTACAACTCAGGCTGGACTAGCCACAACTAATGGTGCAGCACAGGTTGCACTAGCAACCATTCAAGCTGGACTCGCTACAACAAACGGAGCAGCACAAGTCCCTCTGGCTACGGCTCAAGCTGTCATAGCAACCACCAAGGCTGGTGAAGCAGCCAGTTCCGCTACTGCTGCCGCTAACTCAGCCACTGCCTCTGCTAACTCAGCCTCATCTATTGGTAGTGCAGAAACAAACTCTGCAAACTCTGCAACCGCTGCCGCTGCTTCTTTCGACTCATTTGACGATAGATACCTCGGAGCAAAAAGTGCCAACGTAGCTGTGGATAACGATGGCAATAGTCTTATCACAGGCGCACTTTATTTCAACAGCACAGCAAACTCCATGAGAGTCTGGAACGGCTCAAGTTGGGCTGATGCTGGTTCAGCAGTTAATGGAACATCACAACGAGTCGTATACACAGCAACCGCTAACCAGACTACATTCTCCGTGGTCTACGATGCAGGATTTGTGGACGTATACCTCAATGGAATTAAGCTACTTCTAGCTACGGATTTCACAGGCTCATCAGGAACTACTATTGTTCTAGCCACAGGCGCAACAGTCGGAGACATTGTAGACATCGTTTCCTATGGTGCGTTTAACTTAGCTAACACTTACACACAAGCCCAAGCAGATGCTCGTTATGCTCCTGCTGCTGGAGGTGTCCTAGCGACTAATGCCATGCCTAAGAGCGGGGGCGAATTTACAGGAGCCGTGACTACTAACTCCACCATAGATGGAAGAGATGTAGCAGCAGACGGAGTAACAGCAGACGCAGCACTCGCCAGAACAGGCGGCACTATGTCTGGTGGTTTAGGCATGGGTGCAAACGATATTACCAGCACAGGTAAGATTCTATATTCTAATATGTACGCCCAAACTAGTGACCTTCCGTCAGCCAGTACATACCATGGAATGTTCGCCCACGTACACGCAACAGGAAAAGGATACTTTGCTCATGGTGGTGCATGGATAGAACTAGCTAATCAAACAAACCTCTCTTCTACCACTACAACCGCAAACGCAGCGCAAGTCCCACCTACAATAACAGGTACAAACGTAACGGCAGTTAATGCTAGTTATCACATTGCATCGGCTGGAGGTATTACTATCACCCTACCTGCAAGCCCTAGTGCTGGTAATTATGTAACCATTAAAGATGGAACAGGTGCAGCCGCTACAACAACATTCACAGTAGCTCGTAACGGCTCAAACATTGCCAGTTCTGGCACTGACTTAGTGTTCGATAAAAACTTTGCTCAGATTGTAATGACGTATATAAACAGCACAATAGGCTGGAGCATTTAATGAGCAACCTGTCGGAGTTACTACCAAGTGGTGGAGGGCAGAATCAAATTGATTTTGTGGCTAGTGGTACATTGCCGAATGGTAAGCCCGTGGTGTTGAAGTCTAATGGGCAAGTTGAGGTTATTGTTGAGACTGCATCACAAATTGAAGGTAGTGAGGTAGTTTATGAATCGGCTGGAGTTAGCTACCAATCTTTATCTTTTGACCCTAACAACGTAAACAAGTTTGTTATTGTTTACAGAGATGGGGGAAACTCAGGATATGGTACGGCTATAGCAGGGCAAGTATCAGGTTCTAACCTTAGTTTTGGAACCCCTGTTGTATTTGTAAGTGGTAATGTTAAATATGTAACAGCATCATTTAACCCTGCGAACGCTCAATTTGTTGTGTCATATAGGAATCAAAGTGCTACTGGAAGGCTATATGCTGTGATTGGTACAGTATCTGGTACTTCAATTAGTTTTGGGGCGATAGCAGCTATTTCATCAGCAAATTACGGAAATTACCCTGTATGTGCTTTTGACCCTAACACAGCTAATAAATTTATAGTTGCGTTTAGCGATCCTGCAAACAGCTATTACGGCACAGTAAAAGTAGGTACAGTCTCAGGTACTTCAATTAGTTTTGCTTCTGGGGTAGTTTTTAACTCAGGTTCGACAGCACAAAAATATATATCTTTCGACCCAAGCACTGCTAACAAGTTTGTTGTTGTTTATACGGATTCTCCCAATTCAAATTATGGCACAGCCTGTGTAGGTACGCTTTCTGGAACCACACCCAGTTTTGGAACTGAGGTTGTATTTAATTCAGGAACTACGTCTGACGAAAGTGTAGACTTTGACCCCAACACTGCTAACAAGTTTGTTGTTGTTTATAGGGACGGGAGTAACTCAAATTACGGCACAGCTATAGCAGGGCAAGTATCAGGTTCTAACCTTAGTTTTGGAACTGAGGTTGTATTTAATGCAGCTACTACGTCAACTCCTATTATAAAATTTAAGCCCAGTGTAGCCTATGAATTTGTTGTGGCTTATGCTGACTTAACCAGTTCAACTGGTAAAATTAACGTAGGGACAGTATCAAACACAAGTATAACTTTTGATAGTGCTACCACGTTTAATAACGCTGGTTCAGAAGAAGTTGGCATGTCAATGGTTCCTAGTAGCAGTGGAAAGTTTGTGGTTTGTTATGCAGACTCTGGTAATAATACATATGGGACTGCGGCTGTTTGGCAAATAGGTTCAACCAATCTAACCTCAACCAACCTCATAGGCATATCCGCAGAAGCAGCATCTTCTGGTGCAACAGTTAAGATAAACACTTGGGGTGGCATCAACGAATCACAGACAAGCCTTACCATAGGCTCTGACTACTACGCTCAGACTAACGGAACAATCACTACAGCTACGGGCGGTCAGAAGCTAGGCACAGCTATTAGCGCAACCACAATTAACATAAGGGACTTGCCATGAGCAAATTAAGTGAGCTATTGCCAGCAGGCGGCGGTGGCAAACAAGTAGACTTTGTAGCTAGTGGTACGTTGCCCAATGGTAGGGCTGTATTGTTGAAGTCAAATGGACAGGTAGAAGTTGTTGGCACAACTACTATTGCTGCTGATATACCATATGGCAGTGAGACTACGTTTGGAACCAATAGAGCGCAGTATGTTTCTAAAGCAGCTTTCGACCCCAACACAGTCGGAAAGTTTGTTATAGCCTTTGTAGATAGAGATAATCCTAACTCGAATTCAAAACATGCAGCAGTTATTGTGGGTCAGGTAAGCGGATCATCTATATCTTTTGGCACTCCAGTTATAATCAATTCAGAACAGTCTTATTTTACTACTGTAGCCTTTGACCCTAATAACGCTAATAAAATATTAGTGGCCTTTAGAGGAAGTTCAAATAACTATGGTAAAGCAAGAGTAGGTACAATATCAGGCACATCAGTAAGTTTGGGTAGTTTAGCTACATTTAATAGTTCTGCTAATACTAATTATATAAATATAGCTTTTGACCCAAACACCTCTAACAAGCTAGTAATATCTTTTGCTGATAGTGGCAATGGGGTAAGCAAAGCTGTTGTTGGGACAATATCATCAACTAGCATAAGCTTTGGTAGTACGTTTGTATTTGAATATGCACAAGTTCCAGAACATAGTCTAGTTTTCGACCCCAACATTGCCAACAAATTTGTGGTGTGCTATCGAGATTCTTCATGGTATGGACAAGTTAAAATAGGTACTGTGTCAGGGTCAAATATTAGTTATGGTTCTCATAGTGCGTTTCACTCAGCCAGCACTATTGTAGGGGAGTTAGCTTTCGACCCCAACACAGCCAACAAGTTTGTTATAGTCTATCAAAATGATGCTGCATCAACTAAGGACGGCACTGCAATCGTAGGAACAATTTCAAATGCTTCTATAAGTTACGCTACGCCTGTTATATATAACTCAAGTGAAAGCAATTATAACTCAATATCTTTTGACCCCAACACCGCAAATACTTTTGTTGTCGCTTATTATCGTAATAGTGGTTTAACAGGACGGGCAAATATAGGAACAATCTCAGGAACTTCTTTAAGTTTTAGTTCTCATTATATTTTTAATCCGAGTCTTACAAACCCTATCGGTGTGCGATTTGACCCAAGTGCGGCAGGGCGACTTGTGTTTACATATATTGATGGAGGTAAAGCTTATGCTCTTACTGGAATATCAACCCATCAAGGGAGCAACCTAACCGCAACCAATTTTATAGGCATCACAGACGCAGCCATTGCATCAGGTGCTACAGGCAGCGTGACTGTCAAAGGCGGTGTGGCAACAAACCTTTCCAGCCTAACCATTGGCTCAACTTATTACGTTCAAACAAATGGTACTTTTGCTACCAGTGCTGGCACACCATCTGTAGAAGCTGGTAAAGCAATATCAGCAACTTCATTAATTCTTAAAGGGTAAACCTAATGCAAACAATTACATTTAACACAGGCAACGTATCAGTCTACACATTCGCAGACGATGCAACGCTAACTACTTCTGCCGACAATATCACTACTCCAAGTTTTATTATCGGTGACATGAACTCCAGTAATTCCACAATCCACACAGGCGTTACAGCACCCGATGGATGGAAGGGTGGTAAGCACACTTTTGATGGAACTTCTTGGGGCAATGTAGCTGGTTGGGTTGATCCAAAGGTAGCAGAGATCGCAGCACTACAAGCCCAGATTGACGCACTAAACGAGTAGGAGATATAAATAATGTCAAAAGCAAGAGACATAGTAGAGACACTTAGAACAGTATTGGTTGATGGGGATGTTACCAACGCCAACTTTACTGGTGCAGACTTGGACATTGCCAAAGGCGGTACAGGTGCAAGTACAGCAGGAGCAGCTAGGACAGCACTAGGTCTTTCTATTGGTTCTGATGTACAAGCATATGATGCAACCATTTTAGTCGATGGTGACATAGGCACAACTGTACTCGCACCCAATGGTAATGGTTCAAATCTAACAGGCATTGATGCCCTGCCTTCCCAATCGGGTAACGCTAATAAATTTCTAACCACCAATGGTTCAGCCGCAAGTTGGGACGTCATTGCTGGAATAACTCAAGCAAAATTAATGTCACTAGGAGCTATATAACATGGCAGAACAATTAAAAGAATTTGCTAACTTAGCTATTACAGCGGCAAGTTTTGATTCTAATGGTGAGTACAACATTCTCACGACCAACTCAACTACACAGGCAGTAATAAAAGATATTGCTGCAACGGCAGGAACAAACGTCACTAATTCTAATATTCAAATAAAGAATGGGGTTTCTTTGGTGGCAACAGGCGGTGCTTCTTCTGGCTCTGAAATAGTTCCAGTTAGTAGGTCTGTTAAATTGTCATTAAACCCCGCAGCTTCCGCAGGTGTTAGTAAAACCATAAAAGCTTATACACTGTCACAAACAGATGCTGCATATTCAGTACATCATACGCTAGTTCAGGTATCTGGTAACACATACCCAATGATCGCTGGCACTAGCTATGTAAATAGTTTTACGACAGGTGGAGAAGTCAGTTCTAATCGCAATGTTACAGGTAACTCTGTATTTTTCTTTATTGACACAGCAGGAACAAGAGCATGGACTTGTCATTGGGATGGGAACTCAGCTTGGACGCTTAAATATGCCGCAGTGGTTTCTGGTCTTGGCACAAGCACTTTAAACCTAAGCACTTATACAACTATAAATAGCGCAATTGGTATGACTTCTTATCACTCGCCAACTTTTGACCCCATGAATAATAAATTTTATTTTCAACTAAACGCCAGTACGTTGAGAGAAGTAAACATGGTTACACTGGCAGTTACAAACCATACCTCTGCGTTTACTGGAATCACTGGCAACCAATCGCCAAGCACATACAATGTTGGGGCATGGTCTAATGGCTTTTACTTTGGTAGTCAAGATAATCAAACTAATCAAATAAAGTACACCAACCCTGTTACTGGTAAAAAAGGGCGTATTTATAAAGGTTCTACTTTTCTTATTGGTGCTTATCACGCAATGGCAGTCTGCTATAACCCTACTGATAAAAATTACTATATTTCAACCACAAATGGTAATGGCTCTATGAGACTTAACTATGTAACTGAAGCTGAATTAAATGCAGGGGGAGATCATACACCTACTTTTGTTGGGCAATTTAGTTTAGGTCACGACAATATGGGATGGATGGGTAGCAGCGATATAGGTTTACAGACGTATACAGACACTAGCAATATGGTAGTTATTACAAAGCCGACAATAAATGGTTATACAACGCAACATACTGCAACTCGCGGAACCGAAAATTATGCCTCTGCAATGCTAATAAACACTGCCTCTGCCAACGTACCGCTTAACCAAGTAACTGCCGAAATGACACTTAAAGTCTCAGGCGTAGAAATAACAGGAGTGTCTTAATGAGTTTAATTAGTCTCGAACCAGCCGTAGCAGCAACAGTATTAGACCCTATATTATACGACTCAGGTTGGAAACGAGTTGTTGGTACTGGTAGTACATTTGAGGTTGAATCTCTTACATACACTGTCGATGTAGTCGTGCGTGTCTTTGGTAGAATGTATAAGGATACACAAGCCCAAGAATGGCGACTTTATTATGATAATCAAGATAATACGAACTCTTACATGTCTAACTGGGTGGAGTTATCTAGGCTGGATTCTGGCCCCCGAACGGGTAATAGTAACTTTCTTGATGGCGTGGATTATTGTTTACAGATTGGCACTCACTCAATGGCTAATACCTACACTACAAATTCCCACAATGCGTCAGGGTACTCTTTGATGGCAGGAAAACAGGTTATCTTTAAATGTCAAGGCGCATCAAGCAGTGAGGGTATTGAGTATCGAATTATTGTTGAGCGCAGCACTTCAGCAGTGATGCTTTCAAGAGCGTTAGGTAAATCCCAATGATGAACGTATGGATGGATGGGAATGAAATATCTAAAGTCTCTTTAGTACATTCCCAAGTCGATTATGGTCGTGTTGTACCCTCTGACTTTTTTGCAACCTACCCTAGTTTTTGCTTTGAGCTAGTAGAAGATGAATTAGTTTTAAAATCTGATGCTGATGATCTAAAAGATGCAGCCATTGCAGCAAGGGCAGCTTTAAAACTAGCTAATGAATTAGTTGAAGCAAAGGTTATAAAGATTGCAGCCATTGACGCAAAGACTAAGGCAGACATATTAGCTCTAGTAGGCACTGACGTTAATCAACGTAATGATCTAGCTGCTTATCTAGCTGCTGCTGTTGCAGCCGATGACGATTCAGATGATATAGCTAACTTTGGAACCAAATGGGCTGCGGTAGCTACCCTAAGAAGTCAAGGTAATGCCAAAGAAGTATCTGCAAATGCAGCCGCAGACATAGCCACATTAGACGCTATATAGGAAGTTGACATGAGCATTGAATACAGAGGCGAAACTTTCTCTGGCTACAACAAGCCAAAAGCAAGTGCAAAGGGTAAAAAGTCACACGTTGTTCTAATCAAAGATGATGGAAAAGATCGCATGATCCGATTCGGAGAGAAGGGTGCGTCTACGGCAGGTAAACCTAAAGCTGGTGAGTCAGATGCTATGAAAGCTAAAAGAGCTAGTTTTAAAGCTCGACATGGTAAGAACATAGCCAAAGGCAAAACCAGCGCGGCCTATTGGTCGGCAAAAGTAAAATGGTGAGGAGGTGATCTTGAGTCTGTACGCTAACATTCACGCAAAGAAGAAGAGGATCAAAGCAGGGTCTGGAGAGACCATGAGGAAGGCTGGAGCAAAGGGTGCTCCAACTGCAAAGAACTTTAAACAAGCAGCTAAAACCGCAAAGAAGAGGAAGTAACAATGCCAAACGTCAAAGGGAAGAAGTTCCCATACACAGCAGCAGGAAAGAAGGCAGCAGCAGCATACGCAGCTAAACCTTCGGTAAAGAAGAAGCCAATGAAGAAGCCAATGAAGCGTGGCGGCTATTAAGAGAAACTAATGTGGTCGTCTCCTCTTGAGTTATATCCTGTCCATGTAGCACCTGTCCAAGCACCTGTTGGTCAAGCTCATGTACTGGAACCTCAAGTGGAGTACCGACTACAGTCTTACACTCCTGTCCAGCCTCCCAAGGCTCCTTACCAAATAATGCAAGACAACTACTACTCTAGGAGGCTATGGGTATGCTAGCAGAAATCGCCATTGCCAATGCCATCTGGAAGACACTATCCACCGCTTTGAAGAACGGCAAGCAGCTCTACGAGGTCGGTGGTCAAGTGAGTGATTACCTGTCAGCAACTCAGAAAGTAAAAGAGAAAGCTGGAGATGCCAACAGCCGTGGCACAGCCCTAGAAGCTTACCAGTTTGCAGAGCAAGAGAGAGTTAGGCGTTCTCAGCTTGAGTTCCACCTAAAAAAGAGCCGACTAAATGGCTGGAGTGACTTCGTAAAATTTGAAGCTGAGTGGCACAGGCAGAGAAAAGAAGAAGAGAAGGAGAAAATAAACGCTCGGATAAGAAGAAACAACAAACTACAAAAGGATGTTTCGTTAGCCATTAACGTAGGCATCTGCATGATCATAGGATTGGGAATCTTGTTCGGAGTCGCAATTTATTTGAAAGGATATTAGGACGAACAACTCCTACCCCCATGTCATTATTGATCTCAACCTATTCCAGCACATTATACAAACATGTCAGAAACACAAAGCAAGCGACTTGAGCGCATGGAAGGGAAGATCGATAAGTTGCATGAAGGCTTTGTATCAATGGCTCGAATGGAGGAGCGTATCGTCTCTCTCTTTAAAAACAAAGAAGCCACTGATAAGCAGATGGAGAAGCTGGAGGAATCATTTAATAAGCGCATTGATTCACTCGAAACCATTGTCACCGACCAATCCAAAATCATCTACACCAACGCTCAAGTCACCTCTCGTATTACCAAACTCTTCTGGGCAGCAATGACTGCCATACCTACTGGCTGGATCGGCCTTATGTTCTACATGTTCCGAGATTCAATATGAACGAAACAAAGCACATCCATGACATCATGAATGAACTCAAAGAATCTGAAGGATGGAAGTACCTGACTGAGGTAGTTATAAAAGAAGACATACTTAAAGCAGCAATCGACATGTCTGAAAATAAACCAATGACTCCAGACGAATTTAATTTCCGAAGAGGGTCTATGCATGCAGCCAATGCATTCTCAAAAATACCTGACAAGATAATCTCCCAGTACGAGGATCAGGTTAATTGGGATGCCTCTCTGGAGGCGGCAAGAGAGAAAGGTGAAACGTAAGGACGAAAACAAACGACAGCCCCCTCACAATTCATAGTGCTCAAGAAGCATTTAATAAACCGACCGCTACGGCTGTCAAGGAAACACTATGAATCCACAAGACCAAGAACTTATCGCACAAGCAGCAGCTCAACAGCTTGGAGTATCTCCCCAAGCAGCGATGGCTCCTCCACCAGCTCCTCCAACATTAAAAGCCACTCCACAAGAAGAAGCGGCTAGAGGCGTATCTCCATCAACGGAAGGTGACAAGCAATCTGCTGATGCAGCACAAGTCATGCGATTAAAGTTTGGCGATCAAGACCGAGAGCTTTCTGAAGCACAAGTTAAAGGAACCTTTGACCGATACTCCGCACTAAACTTCAAGCATCAAAACCTAAAGCCTGTTGTCGATCTGGCTGAGAAGATGCTCCAAGCAGCACAGCAGAAGAATCCAAACGCTAGTGCAAAAGACCTAGCCAAGTTTATGACAGCGGCTGCTAAGACCCAGACTCACAATCCTCAGATGGGTAAAGGCACACAGAACCCAGAGGCAGCTAAAGCTAATCAATCCTCCTCAGACATCGATGGCATGATGAAGCAGTGGGAAGACGATAATGCTGTTTCACTACCTCCTCGATTCCGTGAAACTATGGATGGCATGAGTGAAATGAAAGCTCAGAACGAAGAGCTACGTCAGATGCTTCAGCAAGTTATCCAAGGTCAGCAGGGTGTTACCGAGTCTACTAACAAGCAGTTGGAGCAAAGTGATAGTCGTGAAGGTAGTGTCATGCAGCAGCGCATAGGCAACAACCTTCAGCAAGCTCAATCAGCTCTTGGATTACCAGATGAAGCCGAGCAAGAGTTCATGCAGTTTGCCTACTCTCGTGGCTATACAGTTGAGGACTTCATTGATCCTGAGCTAACAATGATGATTGCCAAAGACTTCAAGCAGAATCAAGATGCGCCAGAGCTAGAACGCTTGCGTGGCATCACTGAAAAACGACAAGCCTTTACGGGTAATGCTTCTGGTGCTCCAGCAGTCTCCAATCAAGCTCCAGTATCTAGCCCAGATCAAACCTTCATTGATGCAGCAGCCAACAAAGTAATGGCTAGTCGTGGTGGTCGATACTAAAAGGACGATAGGCTACCGCGAGAGCGGTAGTCTTGACCTATCGCAAGACAAGTCCGTTACCTAGTGCGCCACGGCCCACGTTAATCAGACCGACAATGTTCAGCGGTAAACAGCCACCAGCAGTTGAATTTCCTGCATAGGCAACAAATCTTTTAATCCTTATACAACCAGCCAACTTGGAGA